TAAAGAGCAGATTGAAGCTTCTTTAACCTGAAAAAATAGCCCATAACAAAAATAAAAAAAGGAATATTACAAGCGTTATTCTTTGTTGCCTATTAACGGTTTTTTCCAATTGTCTTCTTCGTAAAACTTTTTTTATCTCATAGGGTAGATATGTTGGTATCTCGTCCATAATCGGACTATACCAAAAAAAATTAAATTAAGCAAATGACACAAATCTGTAGCATAATTAATATGCTACAGATTTGTACAAAAATATTATTTTCTTTCTTTGAGAAGATCAACGAACATTCTATAAAGTTGATCAATTCTTTGCGCGTGATTGTCAAGTCTTCTGTTAATCTGCTCTATGTTTTGACTAACTTTATCAATGTCTTTTTCAATACGCTGAAGCATGAAAAACATAAAACTTCCTAAAACGCCGACAATTGTTAAGGCTTGTATCCAATCCATATTATTGCCCGTAGCATCCACTTTCATCTGTAGTGTATTCGCCAGGTCTTCCTGTCCAAACTACGCAGGCGTTACCATCGACGCTGATGATAGATGTGATGAGGGTTGTCGCGCCAATCAGGAAATGTATGATGTATTTTTTCATAAGTCTTCTCCTTTTTATTTCGTTTAAACAATTTTTTGAAAAATTTCTTGATCATTTTTTAACCTATTTATTTCTTCTGCTTGCAATTCAACAACTTTTTGTAAATCACTAAGCGCTTTATAAAGCTCGCCGTGACGAGAAAACATTCCTCTACGCAAGTTTGCAACTTCCTTTTTTAAACTGCAAACTTCTAATAGCGCTAACTGTTCTTCAGTTGTAGCAAAAAAATCTTGTTGTATCATTGACATAAAATTACTCAGTTATTATTTTAAAGTTGCAACTATACGGTATTTTTTTTCATTACAGAGTAGAGGGGCGGTCCCTCTACTCACTCCTTTGCCTCACTGATTGCTAAATCTTGGGGCAAAATATGTCTAACAATCAATATTGCCTTAATTACCGATATTTCTTTATCTATTCTAAATATCTCTTTTTCAATATCTGAAAACTTTCCATTCATCCACAAAATAGATGACATTATTGCTGTTAAAACAACTACTGTATCGACATGTTTGCTAAACCAATTATTCATTATCACTCTATTTTGTAATATTCCGTCGGCGGTTTTCGATATTCATTTAAATCTATGTTAAGCAACTCCGGTATCAAGTTATAATCAACAGAACCTTTTTTTATTATTTTTGTTATTTTTATACCATTTCCATAACAATTTTGTCCACTTGAAAGTTTAATCAATTTATTTTTTGAATTTAACAAATCAACTTCAATTTCTTCTAACTTTTTTTTTGTTTCTTTATAAAAATTACTTTCTTTTTTCCATTCGTCATCATTTTTTTCAATATAATCACGATCGGTTAAAGGAGGAGGAATTAATAACGGATCAGTCATGTATTTATAAAACTCAGCTTCCTTGCTGAGAAGAGATTCAATATATTTTTCATCTTTTTCAACTTCTATTAAAATGGGATCGTTTTGATAGAAACTTAGATAAAATACATTGTTTAGGTTTGCACATTCTAACTGATGTTGCAATTGTGCGACATACTTTTTTGGAGGTTTTTTATATTTTTTTACATATTCATGATCTTCGTTAGAGGGGCATTTAATTTCAAGAATGTTTTTTCCATCAAAATCAATGCCATCTAAAGAAGCAATCATATAAGAGATTGATTTATGTTTTATTTGATAAGAAAATGTCCTGATTCCTGTTTTTTTATAAAAGTAACTCCTTGCCTCATCTTCTATATCAAGACCTTTTTGCATATGCGGTAATATTTCTTTTGGTTTATCTAAACCTAGCTTTAAACGCCATAATTTGTAAGGTGTAGAATAAGGCGATTCATTCATTATAATGGGGGAATCACTTGCTCCTATTTTCCCATTTCTTGAATTTAAAAAATCTTCTCTTGTGTTAAATGTCATAATAAATTATGTTTGATTGTGTAATTACTGTTTTTTAAAAGTTTTTTGTAATATTCGTTGTCTTTTCTTTCTTTAATAAGAAGACAGGCAAGAATATTGCATGTTGTGGCGGAATGATCTTCCGCCATTTCTATATATTCGCCATATTTTTCTTGAACATCTTTAATAATTTGTTCAGGAGTCATATACTACTTTCAGAGTTTACTAATTTTTTATCTTCGTATTCTGAGTCAAACTTTTCTTTAGCAGATTGCAAAATTGTATCATAAAGTTTTCTAGGCAGCTCGTAAAAATCTTTAAATCCGAGTTCTTTAATTCTCTTTAATATTTTTTCTTTGTAGTCAATATCAAGATCTAAAATTGATGTGAGATAGTTAATTTCAGAAGAATCTACTTCTAATTTTTTTTCGAAAGAAATTTCTTTAAATGATTCACTAGAGCTTGACACATCTAATGTCGATTGTGATATTTCTCCTTCAACGTAGCATCCTTTAATGACGTCCGGAAAAAGTTCTCTTGCTAAAATAGATAACGCCCTAGCAAATAACATCCGCTGTGGATATTTTTCCCAGGCATTTTTATAAATTCCAGCCATTTTAGCTTCTTCTATTGAAAATGATGATGTCCATGTATCACCATTATCAATTCTTTTTCCGTGTAAAATACAGACATTTTTATCACTTCTAGAATCTTTAGTGATGCTGTGACCTTTTGCACGTATGAGATAATTCATAGTATTAGAAGTTAACTCTACTTTTCCGTTCACAAAATACATGCCGCCGTTAAGAGCCTCTATGACATTTAGTCCAGTGCTTTTTGCTTTTTGTATAATAGTAAAAATTCCTACTTCACCCAGCTTTGAATAATGCGGTGTTTTCATTAGTTGTTCGCATAGTTTTTTAGACTTTTCTAAATCGATTAAAGCTGAGTCAAAATCGTCTCGTATTGCTACTGTCATATTTAATCCTTAAAAATTAATTGTTTTTTTTGTTTGTTTTGTTAAATCTAACGTAAATTGATGTATTTTGCTGTGATTGTTATTTACTGAAAATATTTTTATGTCGTGTTGGTAAGAAAAATCAACTTGCAACCTCCACGAAAGCTCTTCAAGATAAAATTCTAGTTTTTCTTTGTCAAACTTTGTAACTCCGAACAACATTTTATTGATTGCATCTAAAAAATCAGCGCATTCATCTTGCTTTTGTTGGTTTTCTTTACATTCTGAACAATAGTTATCCGGGTCACATTCATAGTAACCCGTTTTCCAAGCGTCATAGTCCATTGCTTGACCTTTTTGCATTTTCAACAATAACTTTATCATTTTGAAGGTAATTTATAAGTTCTTCCAAAGAAATTTCAGATTCTTGTATAAATCCATTTTCACTAAAAAAAATTATAAATATTCGCGTAAACACATTTTCATTTCGTTTAATAATATTAGATATCAACTCGAAAGCTTTAATCGCTTCATGTGTCAATGAAGCTCCTATAAACTCGTTTTCTTCATTTTCATTTGTTTTAAATCTGTAATATTCTTTTACCGCGTACATTTTTGATTTATCCTTATATTTTTTTTCATGTGTTAATTTAGTATCACTCTCATCGCTACAACCTGCCAGCTCTTAGCTAGTCAACAGGGAGACATATGCGAATGATATTAATTTAACATATTTGTCCATTTATTACAATACAAAACATGTCAAATATAAATACATTGTAAAAAATTAGTCTGTTTATGTACAATATATGATAAAATAATAATTTTAAAACAAGGAGATTTTTTAATGCAGCTCGTAGAATGGATGAAAAAAAACAATATTTCACAAACAGAACTAGCTAGACGAGTAGGTGTTTTCCCGAATCAAATCAACAATATCGTTAGAGGAAGACACAAACCGGCTCTAAAATTAGCAAATAAAATAAAAAATGAAACTAATGGTGAAGTTACTCTTGATGATATTTTTTCAATAACACCACCCGCAAGTTTAAAAGAAAGGATTGAAAACATGATTTTTACAGATCGTGAAATACAAGATATCATAAAGCAAAAAGTCGCGGAAGCTATTGAAAAATCAATCAAAAAAGAAGTCTGTATACAGGAAGCGGATTTAAGTTCACAAAAAGACAATAACGGATTATAGTAAAGAAGTTGTGAGTCAGACAGGTTGCTAAAGCTGACTCACATTTACACCTATTGAGTGTGGTGAGATATTCCAAGTTATATCAAAACTAGAAATATCTCACAACATAAAAAAAGGCACACATGAAAATTGAGGTAGTCGAATTTTATCTCGACGAAACACTCACAAAACAAAGATTAAAACATGGGACAATGCACATATATATCATAGATTTACAAATCGATATAAGAGGCATTAGATGGTTTAAAACTAAAAAAAAATGGGTTATGAGGATGCCGCATCTTATTGGTATAGAAGATGGAAAAAGGGTATTTTATCCAGTAATAACCTTCACCGATATAGAAAAGATGAATGAATTGCTAAACGAAATAAAAATAAAAGGGTTAGCATACATATTAGAAAAATTTAAAGAATAAAAAAGACCGGGAACAGGTCCCGGCTTTTCATTGTACTAACTATCAATAGGCACTGTCTCATCTTTGCCTAAAGGAACTAAAAAGATGACTTATTCTAGAACGTCAGACAAATATAATTCAACTACAAATAATAACTTAACAGATAGTATAGAAATATTTGAAGAATATCCAAATCATTATTATAGAACAGAAATACCAAATATAATTTTTGATATGAATATGGATTCTTCTTGGATATCTGTATATTGTACTCTTAAACGAATTGCTGGAGATCGTGGAGTATGTTTCAAATCCATTAAAAATTTAGCTAAACAATGTGGATTAAGCGAGTCAACCACTCGAACTGTATTAAATAATATGTCTCTCGAAACTATTTTTCATGTTGACGATGAAAGATTTCAAATTTCTGAACCCCTTATAAAAATAACAAAGCGAAGAAGAAAAGATGGTGGCGACGATACCAGCATTATAACTATAAATCCTATTTGGGAATTGAATGGTGAATATTATAGAAACAAGAAAAAAGGAAAGCAGAATTCGTTTAATAAAGAAGGGGGTGTAAATTTGAAAGGGGGGGGGTGTAAATTTGAAAGGGGGGGGGGTGTAAATTTGATACACGAAGAAGAACCCATAGAAGAAGAACCCTTTAAGAAGAAAATACACACACCGAAATTCAAAATTTCGCAAGAAGCAAAAGACTGTGTGTGTTTTTTTTCTGAATTTCATGAAAAGGAAGGAACTCACATAACTGATTTGCAAAGAAAGCATTGGACGAAAGATTTTACTGCAATGCATGAAGTAGACAAAATTCCATGGGATGAGATAATGCGAATCATAGAGTTTGCTCAAACAAACGAATTTTGGCAGTCTAGAACGCTTACAGCAAAGAATCTTCGCGAAAACGCACGAACTATCAGGTACCAGATGAAACCGGCTAAAAAAGGCTCTAATGCAAAATTACAGGAAAAGCTTAAAAACGGAAATGTTTACAAAGGAAAAATCAACGGTAAAGAATCGGACTTTGTGTGCGTAAATCAAGATGACGTTGTAGGGTTTAGATGTGTATTGAATAATATGTTTTACGATATATCTTATCAGACGGCAGATAGAGAAAAAGCTATTAAAAGCTTAATAAATAGATTCTCAATAGAAATTTAGAAAAATATGATTGAATATGTAGAGTTATCAGACATAAACGAAAAGTATCAAAAAGTTGCTTGTCTTTTTTTACCTCATCTCTCTGTTGTCAGTGAATCTAACATTTGCCAGCATTGGACTAAGAAAAGAAAGCGAAGGATTGTTCAAGATCAAATCATTCGTTGGGAATGGAAAATAGCTAATTTTCATCATAACATAATTGTTAATCAACCCTACACAATCGTCTTTACTCGTCTAAGTAGACGAAGAATGGACGATGACAATTTGGTTTCTGCATTTAAAGCAATTCGTGATACGATTGCTGATTTGTTAATTCCCGGCAAAGCTAAAGGTGTCGCAGATGGAGACAAACGTTTAAAGTTCATTTATAATCAGCATCCGGGGCCGAAAGGAATAAAAATACAAATTTATAAGTTTAGAGAAGAAAATGAACGATGAAGATAAAAAAAAACAAAGATTAGATCAAATTACCCGCGAAATTCTAGAGCATATTTTAAAAGAACATGAAGGATTATCAGACTGGGAATATGCTTATATAATAAGTGCTTTATACAACGCATGCTTTGCAAAATTATTTTTTAATGATTGCGGGGAAAATATTGAAGATGATCACATTAAAGCTTTTATAAAACACATTTTTTTTAGCCAAGGCGAGTCTCTAAAAAAAACTATTTTAACAACTTTAGAAAAGTTGCAAAAAAGACAGTTTCAGAGATAAAAATAAAAATTTTACTTAAATTATGCATTTAGATATAAACACTTTCATGTACAATGAAGAACAGCAAAAATTTTTGTCATGCGTCACTGTTTTTATCATAGCATTTTTGCTTTTCATGTGTTTTATTATGTTTTCTTGTACTTACAATGTCAGTGTAGTTCACAGCGAAGGAACCGCAACAGATGTTATTGATTCAAATCAAACTCCAACATCAAATCTAGAAACACAACTTTCTTTATCACAAATATGAAAAAATCTGAAAGCTGTTATCAAACTTATTTTCCTTTTTTTTCCTCCGAAAAAGTTGTGGTTGTAAAAAAAAAGACAGAAAAAAGGGATTAATAAAGTGGAATCTAACAACATAGAACAGCTCGAATTCTCATTTAAAGAGCCTCGGTTCCAAGAAATTTGAAAAGACATGGCAAAGCTTACGTGATAAATTTTGCGATCTTAAAACGTATTTAAAAAGGAATAAAAATGCTTATCCAGTTGAATCCGCCCATACCACTAATTACTCCACATGGCCCATCTCTTGCACATTTCATCATAGATAACGGTATAGAAAATCATTTGCAATGGGTGTGTTTTAATGATAAAACAGGAGAATGCTGGACATGGGAAAATCCAAAAATAAGAGCTCAAAAAAATACAACGATGGGACGAGATCACATATCACCGTTTTACCTACCAGAATCAGTTGCTTTAATTTCACGAAAAAGAAAGAAAAAATACAAAAATAGAAAATATAAACTTTAAGGATTAAACATGAAATATATTCTAATTGCCTTTATATCATTAACTTGTGTATCATGTAGCGGAAATTTTTCATGGGATTTGCGTGTCTTGCCGGAAATAAATAATATAGAACAAAAATGAATAAATTTAATTTTTTTATACTTACATCTTTATTAACTTCTTTTATCCAATTCGCTATTCTTGGTTCGGAATATGCAATTTATACTGTTTTATTTACAATAGCTGTCGTTCTTTTATGTTTATTCAATATAATTGAAGATAGGTCTCGATAAATGATTATAGATATAATTTCAGACTTACACGGTTATTGCCCTGAATTAGAAGGCGGTAATCTTCTGATTGTTGCAGGTGATTTGACGGCTAGAGATACTTGGAAGCAAAGAGAAGTTTTCCTTGAATGGCTTAATGGTCAAAATTACAAAAAAAAAGTATTTATTACAGGAAATCATGATTATGTTTTTCAGTATTTTGATGAAGAAGACTCTCTTAATTACCCTAGTATAAATTATCTTTGCGATTCAGGAACAGAATTTGAAGGATTAAAAATATGGGGAAGTCCCTGGACTTGTAAATTCGAAGGACAGAATCGAAATTGCATGGCGTTTACTGTTGATTCTGATAAAGAATTAGAAAAAAAATGGAAACTCATACCGGAAGACATAGATATATTAGTTACTCACTCACCTCCCTATGGAATTTTTGATTGTGTAAAAAAAATAAAAGGGTCGGAACATGTAGGATCTAAATCATTACGTCAACATGTAATGACTCGCATTAAACCGCAAGTTCATGCATTTGGACATATACATGAATGGGGTGGAAAAATTACAGATTGCGTAACTACAAAATTTGTAAATGCCTCTATCGTCGATGAAAATTACAAACATGTGCATAAACCTGTGAGAATGGTTTTGTAAAAAATGGTGTATGAAAAATGTTTTTCATGTGAAATAAAACATCCGAAAGTCGAATGTATTGGAATTTGGTATTGTCCAAATGCATTATGCCGAGGAGTAGGTGCAGCATGGTTTCGAAGCACTCTAGATAGTTATAAAGAAATTGATGGCATCCATCATGAAGTTTGTAAAATAGAATGGTTAGAAAAAGGTAGAAAATATAACATAGACCACAAAATCAAACGCAAAAATTTTAAAATCGAAAGAAAAATAATTTAAAGGAAAAATGAAAGGGTACATTGTTTGCACAGACACATGGCAAAATAAAAAAATATGTAAACGCAAAGAATGTTTTTTAGAAAGACAAAAAAATGAAAACGACAATATTGCAATTGAAACTTGTCAAAATGACAAAAATGCTTATGTTTTAAGTTATAACTTTATAAATGTGGAAAATTCACACAAAAATGACTGATTTCATGCAACATAAGATATATAATCAGACCCAATAAAAAAGACTATAATGAATCAAGAAACTAAAGAAAAAATCCAAGGTTGGATAAATCAACATGGAAAAGTCTCAAACGTTTTCCTTCAAGTAAAATTAAAAATCACCTTTAATGAAGCTAAAAAATATTTAGATGAAATTTCTGTAAATATATTACAAAATAAATCTGATATAAATTTGGCTCGAAATGATTAAAATAATATTTACACTTTTATTGCTTATTTCATCTAGCTTTCTAACTTCATGTGCTGGCAAGTGCAATTACAACTACACTGGACATCACGGAGCTTTTTAAAATGAATATGTTTTCTACTCAAATTTAACCTCAAAGCTCAAAATACACTAATCAAATTGCCTAAAATTATTTATTGTGTTAAAAAAATATTTATGGCAAGACCTGAAAAACCCATAGACTGGGAAAGATTTGATAAATTGTTGCGCGCTCAATGTCCACCGGAAGAAATTGCCGGAAAATTTCATATGCATGTAACTAGACTATATGAAAAAGTTAGAAATGAAAAAGGAATGAGTTTTGGGAATTATGCTAATACTATCTACTCGGAAGGTAAATCACTTTTAAGAGAGGTTCAATATGATAAAGCAATTGAAGGAAACATTACTTTATTAATAAAACTTGGTGAAATTTATTTAAATCAATCAGAAAAGACAGTTGTTAAAGAAGTTGACAAAACAGATCTTGAAAATAAAATAATGGAATTAGAAGCTAGATTGGCAAAACATGAGTCAATTGACAACAAGTTCAAAACAGAATCAGAGTTTTCTAGAAGCGACACGTCGCTTTAACATATGGGTCGGCGCGGTTCGTTCAGGAAAAACATTCGCAAGCATTAGAAAATTTATTGATCGCATTAAGTGGGGGATTCCAGGTGATGCGATGATAGTCGGGGTTAATCGTGGTAGCATTCATCGCAATATTCTTACTCACATGTTTAAGACTTTGGGCTTTCCATGCCCATCTCCAATGTCCCCAAAAACGAGTTTATTTGGTCGTGATGTCTATTTCGTTGGTGCTCCAGATATTAGTGCTGTTTCTACTATACAAGGAAGCACTTTAGCATATGCTTACGTCGACGAAGCAACAAATCTTCCAGAACCTTTTTGGAAGATGTTAGAAAGCCGTTTAAGTATAGATGGAGCGCAATTGTTTGCTACATGCAACCCCGAAGGACCCTCACATTGGCTTAAAAAGGAATATTTAGACAGTAAAGAACATGATTTAATCTACTGGAATTTTAATTTAGATGATAACCCTAGTCTTACAGATAAGTTTAAAAAAGACCTCAAAGCATCATATAAAGGCATGTGGTATAAAAGATATATTCTTGGTGAATGGGCAATGGCCACAGGAGCTATTTTCGACGGGTTTGATAATCTAAATATTTATGAAAAACCATATCCAAAACCTTCTTTTTATTGTGCTGGAATAGACTACGGCACTGTTAATGCAACTTCATGCCATTTAGCCGCTGTTTCACCGCACAGTTGGCCGCAAATTCGTATTGAAAAAGAATATTATTTTGATTCAAAAAAATATGGTCGAGCTAAAACAGATAGAGAATTAGCTTTAGACATTCGAAAGTTTTTAGAAAATGAATCTATTACGTCTCTATATGTAGATCCAGCAGCAGCAAGCTTAAAGCTAGAATTGCGTAACATGGATTTGCCAGTAATCGACGCTAACAATGATGTTCTTTTTGGAATAAAAGTAATGTCGCAATATATTTCAGGAAAAAATTTAGTCGTTCATAAATCTTGTACAAATCTCATAGAACAGATTCAATCTTATGCGTGGGATCCAAAAGCAGCAGATAGAGGAGAAGACAAGCCAATAAAAAAAGACGATCACGCCGTCGATTCAACAAGATATTTGATAGCTTCATGTTTTAAACATGGTTTAGAAGGTCACTTAGGGGAAAGTGTGTCAATACAGAAGATAAATGAGCAGATTTATGGTGATAATACTCAATATATGTTCGGAGATAATCAAGTTGGAGGATATTTTTAATGAAATGGATCAAAACTAATAGATCTTTAGATATAGAAGATTTTAGAAGAAATTTACCTTTAGATAAACCATTTATATGTTTATGGAAAGGAGTTGTTTGTTTGTGTGAATATGATGAAGATATTGACCGTTTTTATATCGGTATGATGCCTCTTTCATATTTAGGCTTTTGGAAGCTAGATATAGAAAGAGAAAAGAAAATTACTCACTACATGGTAATAGATTTACCAGAAGATTATTGAGATAAAAATTAACTTTAATATAATGTAAAAAATATTTATTAAGGTTTAAAATGCCGTCATATCAAAATCAAGTTTATTCTCTCGGTTATATGGATCCAGGTGACGAGGATGCTCGTCATATCAAACAGATGAAAGATCATTTCTACTTGCAAAATTACACGGGTGCCTCTGCAATATGGTCTCAGGGTGCAATTGATAAGCGTTTCAAAATAGGCGACACTACTCTTTACAGCTCTGCTTATGGAAAAAACGTTGCACAATATCAGAAGTTTTTTTTCAACATGATAAAACGTCATGGAAACATGATATCAGGTTTTCAAAGAAAAAATAGAAAGTCAACTATAACTGTTCCTAGGATGGGTGAAGAAGCGGATGAGCTTGCCGATGATTATAATAAAGTTATTAGATGGAGCGAGGATCGTGATTGTTTCCAAGAGTATTTCTCCCAATCTTTTGAGGGTGGGATTGATGTGGGAATTAATTGGCTATGGATGTACAACGACTATACTTATGACCCTATCTCAGGAGATCTTTTCACAGACTCCGTAAGTTTTAATAATGTTTTGTGGGATCAAAATTTTCATAAAATGGATCTTACTGATTGTCAAGGCGTGTGGCGAAGACGTTGGGTTTCTAAAAACATGTTAAAACAACTTCTCCCGGGCTATGAATCTGAATTAAAAAACATTCGTCCAAGTGGTGCTAAAGATGGTAGGTTTCCTCTTCAAGCAGAACTTCAAAATCTTCAAATATCGAATCTTTACACCTACGATGAATTTTATTATAGATCCACTCGCGAAGCTATTTTCTTAATGGATCCTTATACTCAGGAATATTATGAGTGGGAAGATGATCTAAATTTACCAGATGGTGCACTTGAAATGGCCTTGCAAAGACAGCCGTGGCTTAAAAAAGTTAAAAAACAAATACCAACAGTTAAAATGTGTTTAAGTATAGGTGATAGGGTTGTTTATGACGGACAAAATCATTTAAATGTCGATCTTTATCCTTGTGTCCCTCATCTTTGTTATCATGAACCTGATGTCTTGTCATATTCAGGACGTCTTATGGGATATATAAGAAATTTGAGAGATCCTCAGTTCTTGTACAATATGAGAAAGATTATTGAACTTCAGATATTGCAATCTCAAGTAAATGCCGGGTGGATTTATCCGGTAGATGCGGTAGTAGATCCGCAAGCCTTTAGACAAGCCTCTGGGGGTGATGCTTTTGTAATTCCCCTTAAAGCGGGAAGATCGCCTGCAGAAATACAAAGAATTGAACCAAGTGCTTTGCCCGGTTCTCTTTTAGAATTATCCAGAAGCCTTTCAGAAGATATAACAAAAATAAGCGGAGTTAACGAAGAGCTTTTAGGAATGGCTGACGATGATAAATCGGGAATATTATCAATGCTAAGACAATCGGCCGGTTTAGTAACTCTACAAAACATATTTGATAAATCAGATATGACACAAAGACTTTATGGAAAATTGCGATTAGAAGCTATAAGAAAAAATTTCAAAATCAATAAAGTTAAAGACATCTTAGGAAAAATGCCTCATCCTAAATTTTTTCTTAACAACAGCCAAAAATATCAAGTCTCAATTGAAGAAGGAAACTATTCAACTACACAAAGACAAATGGAATTGCAGCAATATTTACACTTCAAACAATTGGGTATGAATATTCCTGATGAAACAATCATTCGAGCAGCATTTATTACAAACAAAAAGCAAGTAATGCAAGAAATGCAGCAGCAGAATCAAGCGGCTCAACAACAACAGCAAGCGCAAATGCAAGGACAGGCTCAGGAAAGCCAATCTAAGATCATGCTTGACCAAGCTAAGGCTCAAACAGAATTAGCGCGCCAGCGCGATCTAATGATGTCGGCAGCAGAAAGACAGGCAAATGTTGAGAACATTAAAGCAGCAGCTCAATATCGAGAAATTGAATCAGACTTAGGAATTATTAAAATGGCGATGGAATTAGAAGATGTTCAATTCAATCAATTGAAGAATGCTGTTGAGTTTGTTACAGCAGTTAAAGAAAAAGAGAATGAAAATAATTCTTTAAATAGGCAAAATAAAATTTAAATTACTAGGAGGTAATTATGAGAAGAGAAAACGAAGGCGAAGGCTACAAAGTTATGAAAAGAGGACATGAAGAAAAAGATATGAGCCATACAAGAGATTCAAATCTTAAATATTCAAAATATGGCATGGATAATGAAAAAGAGCTAAAAGAAGATGTTAATGACCTTTCAGCTTATGTCAAAAAAAATAGAATGAAGTATTAATATGCAAAAAGATTATCGAAAAGATGCAATAGAGAAATCAAAGAATCACTGGGAAATGAATGTCAGTGATTCTGTTTTTCCACAAAAATATAACAAAAAACAATTTGCTAATTATAACGCAAATTCGCCAAAAAATTGGCCTAGAACACATGTTAAAGTTAATGAATGTGATTATTAATGGAAGAACGAAAAACTGCTGGTGAACTTGCACAACAAGCTTTAAAGGATGATACAAAATATGATCCACTTGAATTGGCTTATGGTGTTCGCAAAGAAGTTGCAGAAGGTTTTCAAGAATCTGTCAAAATTTATAGCTCAAAAATAGAAGAAAATGAGTTTTGCGCTGTAATGGTTTTGGCTAATGATCCTTTGCTTGTCAACTTAAAACGCCGTAAGTTTTATTGTTGGCCTTGGCTTCCATCACCTAGGCCAAATCAAACCGTTTTGCTTTATAATAAAGCTTTAGATAAGTTTACAAAGCGATTATGGGTTCTTCCAGATGCTAGAGCAATGGCTATTTTAGCCAATCCTGATTTAAATGTACAAAATCACCATAAAACTATGCAAATGTGGTCTCTAGCTTTTTATAAGGGTATTTTTTGGGAATATATACGAGCGCAGCATGATATAAAAATGCTTTCTCAAGAAGAATATTTTAAATTACACTCCAAGGAATTGGCCAAGGCGAAAATTGATAATCCCGAGCTTTTTGTTACCGATGCCATCAATTTTAGTGAGCTCTGAATTTTTTAAATCATATACAGTATAAATTTTATTTTCTTTTAAAATTGTATTTATGTTATCAGGTAAGCAAAGAACGTCGATAGTGACATCTAAAAAGCTTTTATCCATGTGGTTTTTATAATTATTTATGCTATCAACAAAATTTTTAGCAATTTTTTTTACTTCTTCATTGTAAATCTTTAATTTTTCATCATCCATAAGGTAAATTATGTCAGAAAATCAAGAAAATGTTAACCAAAATATCAAAAATTCAATTACACAAATAGAACAGAATGAGCCAAAAAAAGAGATTCAAAAAAATGTTGAAAACATACCAAATAAAATGCCGGAAAATCCTGATTTTGTAAAAAGTGAAGAAAATCAAGAAAACTGGAAAATTTTCCGAGAAGAACGAGCAAAAGAAAGAAAAGCTAAAGAAGAAGCCGAAAGATTAGCAAAACAAAAAATGGAAGAAGCAGAAGCTTTAAAAAAAGCTATGGAAGCGTTGTTAGAAACTCAAAAAGCGCCTCAACAAAACAATAGTGATTTTAAAGATATTTTATATGAAGAAGATGAAGAAAAAAGAATTCAAAGACTTATTGATGAAAGATTAAATCAAGAAAGAAAAAAATATCAAGAAGATCTAGCAAGAGCAGAAGCTCAAAAACTACCTCAGCTTATTCAGCAAAATATGCCCGATTTTAATCAAGTTTGTACTCAAGAAAATGTCGATTATCTTTATTACAAAAATCCCAGCCTTGCTAAAAGCCTTGAAATGGTTCCAGATAGTTACAATAAATGGGCTGCTGTCTATGAAGCGGTAAAGGGTCTTGTACCATTACAAGCAAAAAATGATTCAAATATTATGCAAAGAAATCTAGCTAAACCCCAATCGGCTGCCGCAGTTTTAACAGATACAAAGCCGGAAACTCAAGGATGGCAACTTTCTGAACAGAGAAAAAGAGAAAATCAGCTCAGAGCAAAAAGAGAATCAAGACAGATTGGTTAAAATTAACGGTTTAAACAATTTTCTTTATGTGATATCCAACGGCAATTTGAAGGCTCGTAGTTGCCGTCATTATTTATCCTATCCAAATCCATTTTTAAAGGTCGTTCTCCCATATCTTTTAAAAAATTTCTGAAATCATTCCATCTTTCACACACACTTATTCCACGACCGCCATAACGATGATATGCTTCGTTATTTTTATTTTTACATCTATGATGCATTGCAGACCATATTTTATATGTGTTTGTATTGGATTTTCCATGAACAATATTATTGTAAGCTTTTTCTCTATTAGAACATGTTCGGCATTTGGTTGAAGTATATTTTTTTCTGGTTAAATGAGGGCCAAAAACTTCCTGGATTTTACCGCATTTACATTGACAATTATAAGTATAAGATTTGAATTTAGTTCCAGCAACATTTAAAACAATCCAATCACCAAATTTTTTACCTATCATTTCATCAGAGGTAGAAGTTTTTCTTCTGCCACAATCCCAACATCTTTTTGAACGTCCTAATTTCATTGAAACAAAATGAACATTTTGAATTTTACCGCATTTACAAATACATTCATAATATTTACCCGGTCTTTCGTCATAAACTTCATTAAGAATTTTCCAATCACCAAATTTTTTACCTAAATTTTCATCCATATTTTCTCCATTGATATAAAATCTTTACAATTGTTTAATATAATACACTTTTTGTGTTTTTTTTACAATACTATAAAAAATAATTGATAATATTTATTGGTTTTATGTAATATTCAGTTAGCTGAAATATGGCTTCGCTAGCTTATAGGCTGATTTACTCCTCGCCAGAGTGCGGATAAATAGACGTCGCTGTCTACATTATTAACATTCAAACGAGGAAAAATTATGTCAGCCCCTATGGGTATAACTAATATAAATAATTTGGCACCTGAAGTTCCTGTCCAGGCACTTGAAGACTTTCTCAGCACCCCCATGTTTAATTTAATCCACTCATTCGGTACGGATTTATACCATGCCAATGCGTATTTGGGTAAAAATGTGCGTTTAAGCCGATTTGAGAGGCTTTCGACTGATGGTGGGCAATTAGACGGCTCAGGTATTGATCCTGCCTCTGAAGTGCCAGTACGTACAGATATCGATGCTAGAGTCGAAATATATGCAAAGGCTATTACAGTAAACGAGCAAGTTATTTTGTGGGAAAACCCAAAAACTTATAGCAAATTTACTGCTTTACTTGGTCAATGGATGAGAGAAAAGGAAGATCTTCTTATGAGAGATCTTTATGCAAGTTCTGTAACTTATATCAATTGTTTTGGTGGTTTAAATTCTGATTCACCGACCTCAATAAGCAGAAATGATGTTAACAATATCGAAAGAATATTGCTTAACAATGACGCTAGAACAATGCTAGAAGTTTTAGAAGCTACAGATCAGTTTTCTACTGCTCCAACAAGAGATGCATTTATTGCTCTTGCTAATACAAATCTTACACAAGATTTACAGGGTGTGCAGGGTGTTCTTTTAAAAAATGCATATCCCGGAGATCAAGAAAAACTAAGACCAGAAGAATACTGTCAAATTTCTCGTTTTAGATTCTATGTATCTTCAAAGGCAGCAAAATTACCTAATGCATCAATGCTTGGTAACACTGTTTACACTATCCCTATGATGGGATTAGAAGCAGCAGCTAAGATTGAACAAAACCAATATACCTCCGTAATTGGTTCTAGACCTGCTTGGGTAGTTTCTAACGTAGCTCAAAACTCTGGGCTTTATGCAAGATTTGCGATGGCAAGAGCTATTACAAATCAAAACTGGATATCCGGTTTACGATGCACAACATTTCAACCAACTTAATAAAGGGGAGAGAGAAATATGCCTTTTACTATTATTGATGGTGGTTCTTATACCTCTACAGGAGCAGGAAAGAAAATACCAATTCCAAGTTCTGCTGACTTTTTCGTAACTGAAAATATTAATCAAATAAATGATGTTCAAACACCGGGAAGATGTATCGGTGGTGAATGGTACGGTACAAAATTTGGAGCTGGAGCAAGTGCGCAAAATGATGGTGTTAGAATAACTAAATCAGATGGAACAAATGTTGTGGAAAAAGATTTATTTTCTACTGCAACAGCATCTGATGGCTTTACTTATGTAACTACTGTTCCTTTTGTAGAAGCACAAGCACCAAATGCCATTACTGCTATTACTGCTGCTTCTCCCGCAGTAGTGACACAAACTAATACATATAGCAATGGCGATATTGTTCGTTTGTATAATACAACAGGAATGTTGCAAATTGCTGGAATGCCATTTCAGATTAGTTCTGTCAGTGGTGCCGGATATACTTTAATCGGTTTAAGAGCAGCAGGCTTTGCAGCTCCTGCAACCGCTGGATTTACAAGAAGAATATCAAAATTTGCGGCAGTTGATCCAGAAACACTATTCATTACTGAAATTACAAAAGCAACTCGAGCAGTTGTAAGAACTTCAGTAGATCCAACGGCTTTTTATGTGGTTGGTATGAAAATATATTTCAGTATTCCGCAGTCTTTTGGAATGGTGGAATTAAATGGATTAACTGGAACTATTACTGCAGTTTCTTCAGCAAATTACACTGTAACAGTAGATATTGACACCTCTACATTTACAACATTTGCTTTTCCTGCTAGCACGGATGTGCCAACAAGTGAATTTGCACAATATGCCCCGGCTGGTGCAAGTACTGAGTTTGACCCCGTTAACAACGTGGAAACAGGTTATAATTTTCAATATCAACCTTTCAGAACAGCAGAATTCACACCTTATATGTGGATTGCCGGAGGTGCTCAAAGCCCCGGAGGTTCTGCAGGTGATGTTATTAATTATACTTGGTATAAATTTGAAACCTAATAAATAGGAATAAAGCCTTGAAATAGCATTCGGGGCTTTATTTTTTTGTATGACATATCCAAATAATGCAAATACTTATCTGCCTGGCACTATACAAATTCCAAGTACTTTGGAAATTACGGCTATTACGAATTCATTTCCTATGGTTTGCACAGTAGAAACGAATCCTTTAATTGCAAGCAATGTATACAGAACAGGAATGAACGTAATTCTTACCATTCCTTACGAATATGGAATGCAACAAGCAAATAATTTAAACGGCACGATTTTAGATGCAACAGAAACACAAATTACGTTAGATATAGATTCAAGAAATTTTGACACTTTTTTGGTGCCTTTAAGTGTTACTACACCTGCACAAATGTCGCCGAATGGGTCAAGAAATTTACAATATATTTTTAACAATACAACACAAGTTGCCTTTCAATCATTTAATGATTTTGGCAACTGAGGAAAAATAAATATGACAATAATACTCGTTACGCCTTGGGGTGAACAACACGGATTAATTAATTCAATGCCTAATTCCGTTCCTTTCGATGACTTTAAAAACTTTAAACCAGAAATGAGAGATCGTTTAAGAAAAGAGAAAAAAGATGATGAAAGAATGGTCAAAGGAAGATACATAAATCATCAGGAACAGGAGAACGGAAGATTAGATAAGCCTTATTGTAGATATGCGGGAGATCCAATCAGACAATATCACTTAATTCACGATCATGAGTATGAATTGCCATATGGGTTTATTAAAGAAGTAAATGAATCTTTCACCGTAGAAAGAGAAGGTCTTCAAGCTGTCGGAGATAAAGCAGTTAATGAAAGTGGAGAGCCTTTAAAAAGGGATCGTAAAAAACGAATTCATGAAATTGTCCCATTATCATTTTAAAGGATAAAATATGGTAAGTCCAGCATCGGCAACAGTAGAGACAATTATTCAGAAAGTAAGACATCTTACGAATTCCCCCGACGAGAATTCGCTTACTACTGCTTATATTACGCAGACTTTGAATGATCTTTACAATACTGACTTTCCATACGGAATAAAACTCGATCAGATCAAAAGTGTTTATACGATTTACACAATACCACAGATTGATCGATATCCTTTTGATGTAAACTATTATCAAGGTGTTAGAGATCCTTTTTATGTCGATGGCATACAAGGATCTTTATATAAACAAAGAGATCAATTTTTTAATGTTTGGCCAAAAATTGCTACATTATTTCAACAAGCATCTCAAACATTGACAGGTATAATAACAGGAATTGCACAGCCTACAAATCCCGCGCAGATTACAAGTCCAAATCATGGTTTAACAACCGGAGCAGTGATTTTAATTGACAATGTAGGAGGAATGACACAGTTAAATGGAAATTATTATACCATCACTTTTATTAATGCGAATACATTTAGCTTAGATGGAATTGATAATACCGCTTTTGGTGCTTATACAAGCGGTGGTACATGGACATCAGTAAGTCAATCATTTAATTTTGCGATTCAAGGGCCGTTTCTTAGTCAAGAGGTGCAAATGAGCGCACCAAAGCTAGGAGGAGGACAAATAACAATAGCAGATGACGGAAATGGCAATCTCTTATACTTAGTACCAAATCCAGTTATAACAGAACCGGCACAAACACAACAGCCGATTGCACCCATTCCTGGAATGCTTAACAAAAATACTGCAAACCCAGGTCTTTATAGTCCCTTAACAATTGGGACAGTAAATTATATTACAGGTGTTTTTAACTTTACTCTTCCAAGTGGTGTGTCTTTAGATATCGGAGCTATTTTAACCGTAAAAGTTAGTCAATATCAAGCTAGCAGACCTTGCATGATGCTTTTTTTTAATAATGAACTCACTATTAGGCCTGTGCCGGATAAGATATATAAACTTGAATTTGATGTTTATCAAACACCAGTTCAGTTTATGCAAACAACAGATGTTCCGATCTTAAATCAATGGTGGAAGTATTTAGCTTATCTTGTAGCAGCAGAAATTCAAAGAGAGAGAAATGACTTTGATTCTGTAAATATGCTTATGGAAGGGCTTAAAAGACAAGAGGCATTAGTTTTAGAAAGACAGGCTACAGAAGAGATCGGCAAACCAAATTACACATTATTCAATTCAACACAATCGAATCCTTACATAAGTAATTTTTATGGAATGGGATTTTTTTAAAAGGTTATTAAAATGGCTAAAGAATCCAAGAAAGCAAAAAAATTTATTGAAGAAGAAATGCATAAATTTGGGAAAGGTGAACTACATAGCGGATCAAAAAAAGGTCCCATAGTTTCTAACCCTAAACAAGCTATTGCTATTTCTTTAAGTTCTGCAAGAAAAAAAGGCATGAAAGTAGGTAAGAAAAAATGATTGTTAAAAAATCTAACAAAATAAAAAAAGTAAAAAAGCATCTTTATGAAGATATTAAGACTTTTCATAAAGAAGCAAAAGAAGATAAAGAGCTTCTAAAAAAATTAAGGAAATAATTTGTATACACCAACTTATATAAGAAAATATGAAACTGGACTTGTTGAAAATAGAGAGAATTTTCTTATACCGGATGATGCTTATCCTATTCTTTTAAATGCTTTCATTTTTCGTGAAAGAATTTTAAGAAAATCAGGTCAGATTCTTTTAGGTAGATTAAGAAGGGTTTTAACAGGCCAAGCATTAGGAAATCTTGATGGAGGTGGAAACTTCGTAGGAAATATCCGTGCGATTTTATCTTTAGAAACTAATTCAGAAATTGAGCCGGGTTCTTTAACAATTACTGATGGTGTTGTTATATGGCAAGATGATGGCTTAGGAAATATGAAAATAGGCTTAGTTAATTCAGGCACTATTAATTATGTAACTATGGCTTTAACTTTGTCAGGAGGTACTGGAGCAAATCCGATAACTGCTGCATTTAATTATTTTCCTGCTCTTCCAGTGATGGGGCTGCGTTCAAGGGATTTAAACGACATAAACAATGAGCAAATGATCGCTTTTGACACAAAGTACGCTTACAGATATGTAGCAGGATTTGAAGAATTTATACCTGGAACAACATGGTCAGGAAATGATTCTGATTTTTTTTGGTCAACGAATTATTGGGTCGGAGATAATAACCTTAAGATTTTTTGGGTGACAAATTTTTCAGGAACCTCCGGAGATCCGATCCGTTATACAAACGGTATTAATTGGGCAGATTTTACTCCTACAATTGACGCAGTAGGAACACAATTAAATCAATGTTTATGTTTAGTACCCTTCCGCAGCCGTCTTGTTGCTTTTAATACATTTGAAGGCGCAAATCTTGGATTGTCTACGCAAATGAGACAAAGGATAAGATGGAGTCAAATAGGAAATCCTTTTTATCAAAATGATGGAACAATCAATACAATAAATTTTAATGCTAATGCTTGGAGAGATGACATTATAGGAAAAGGTGGTTTTCTTGATATTCCAACTGCTGAAGATATAATTTCAGTAGGTTTTGTCAGAGATAATCTAGTTATTTATTGTGAAAGATCTACATGGCAACTTAGATATACTGGAAGATCAATAGCACCTTTTCAGATTGAGAAAGTAAATACAGAGCTTGGTGCTGAAAGTACATTTAGTGCAGTGCAATTTGACACCTCACTTGTTGGAATAGGTGATAAAGGTGTTGTGGATTGTGATAGTTATCAAAGCAGACGTATAGATATCAAAATACCCGATCTTGTTTTTCGCTTTAACAATGCTAATAATGGCACAAAAAGAGTTCATGGAATTAGAGACTTTCAACAAAGAATAGCATATTGGTGTTTTCCTTTAGCTAATACGAGTCAAATCTCACCCGATGAAACGATACAAACTTTTCCAAACAGAAGACTTGTATACAATTATGAAAATGATTCATGGGCTATATTTAAAGACTCTTTTACATGTTTTGGGACATTTCAAGCGCAATCAAGTAAGAGATGGATAGATTATCCTGACACTCCTTGGCAAGACGCTACATTTCCTTGGAATAATCTACCTTCTTTATTTCCTTCCATAATGGGTGGAAATCAACAAGGTTTTGTAGAATATTTAGGACAATATAATTTTGACTCAGTTGCAACAAATGATATTTCCCTTTCCATTACTGGAATAACAGGAAACGCAGCATCTGACACAGCAACTTCTATAGAATGCATCAATCACAATTTAGAAAATGGCGATGTAATAAAAATTGTCAACATACCTACAGGCACAGGATATGCAAGTTTAAACAATTCAATATTTGGCATTCAAACAGTAGACGCCGATAATTTTCTTATTTTTACGTACAATTCAGAAACAGAGCTTTTTGATTTTCCCAAAATTGACACTCTCCAAACATATATTGGAGGAGGAAAAATCAAAATACGTGACAATTTCATTATTCAAAGTAAGAAGTTTAATTTTTTAGATCAGGGAGAATCCATTAATTTTGGATACATGGATATTTTAATGAATGACACTTCAAACGGCGCAATCACTATGAATTTATATATAAATTACAATGATTCAGTTCCAACAAACAGTGTATTAGAAGAATCCTCACCCGACCCGTTTTTTAATAGAGTCATTCCTACAAACCAAAGAGTAGAAAGAGGATCTTCAAAAAATTGGCAGAGAATTTATTGCAATGTCAGAGGATCTTTTGTGACCTTGGAATTTACATTGTCTAATTCTCAATTAAATGGCGTAGAACAAGAAAACGATGTCCAAATAGACGCGCAAGTCCTTTGGATGAGAAAAGCAGGCAGACAACTTGCTATTGGAGCATAAAAGATGAGTTACAACCCTTCGATTCCAAATCCCACCGACTTCTTATCAGATAGTCAGGGACAAATTAAAACAAATTTTACGGCAATAAACGCAGGTTTATCGATTAATCATTATCCATTGAGTCCAAACACCACAGACACAGGAAAACATAAGTTTGTTGAAATGGTAAATAATGCAGCGCCAGTTGGTGCAGCAAACGAGGGTGTTATCTATACAAAAACAATAGGAGCGCCAGCAGCAAGTGAAATGTTTTACAAACCAGATGCAACAACAGATGAATATCAGGTTACTAGAACATTTTCAGCAGGAATACCATTATTTGGAACAAATACAAATTATCCTCAAGTTCCTGCACGACCAAATCAATTTGGAGGATGGACATTTTTACCGGGTGGATTACTTTTACAATACGGCCGTGTGGATAGTCCAACTGCTGGCCCTTTTACTGTTAAATTTCCAATATCATTTACATCGCCACCATATATTATTGAATTAACTCCTAGAAATGACGGCTCTCATTCAGCATTTACTTATTATATAGACGGTGCTCCTACATCAACAAGCTTTAATTATCAAGGAAGCACATCGGGGAGTAATGCCTTATTTTGGATGGCAATAGGTATATGAGTTCTTCACAAAATTTAGAAACATATTTACCGATTTATGATGCTGTACCACCGGAGTGGGAGCAAAGTCGTCCTTTTTTTGTTGAGCAACTAAAAAGAATTTCAAACTCGGTAAACGATAAAGTTAATGGTTTGTACATAGATGATGAAACATTAACAGGAAAGCAATTTATTTCAGATAATGGCGTGGCAAATGATTTTAGATCCGTTTTTAGAAAAACTATTCCAGTACAGCCATTAGTTGCAGGAGCTAATTCTTTTCCTCATAATTTAACGTTTGATTCAAATTTTACAGGAGTAATTTATTATGTTACCGCGACTGATAGTATTTCAAAAAGAATGATAACTATGACATATCCTTATGTAGATTCAAGTTCAACAGATATATTAATCAATTCTCCGGCTGCTTTTGATAGAGCTTACGCCGTTGTAGAGTATTTGCGTGAAATTTAAGGGAGATTTAATTATGGGTCTTTGGGATTCTTTAACGTCTTTTTTTACTGGTTCACCAACAAAATATGAAATGGTACCAAGTTTATTAAAAGAACAAATGCCTTTGTTGCAGCAATACCTGGCGTCATTGCAGGGGCAAGGAGCCGGTGGAGCTTTTGGAGATGTTGCAGATTATTATAGAAGTCTTCTTTCGATGGATCCAGAAATTATGAAGCAATTTTCAGCACCCATGCAAAGACAATTTCAACAGGAAACAATTCCCGGATTAGCAGAACAATTTGCAGGAGCTGGGGCCGGAGGATTATCAAGCTCAGGATTTAGAAATGCTGGCGTGATGGCTGGAACTGATTTAGCTGAAAGATTAGGAGCTTTAAGAGCACAATTAGCTCAACAAGGTGCAGCGGGATTAGCAGGATTAGCACAAGGTGGGCTTAATAATTTTGGTCAATCTGTAATGACTCAGCAAGGATCACCGGGATTATTAGCAAATGTGGCGCAAGGAATAGGACAAGCTATTCCAGCTTTTGCAAGTGGTATGACGCCATTTGGTGGATTTAATTCGATGTTTGGAACTAAAAGCCCATATGGAGGTTAAAAGTGAGTTATACCGTTCAACAGCCTAATTTAGGGGCAGTTTTAGGTGCAGGAATTGGAAAAGGTCTTTCTGAACAATTGCCGATTGAAATTGAAAGATATCGACTTTCAAAAGGTTTACAGAATTTTGCAAATCAGTATCCAAATTCACCTTTAATGCAGCAATATGCTCAGTTGTTATCTATTCCAGGAGTTAAAGAATCGCCTCAATTGCTTCAAACTTTTGGTGAATTAGCAAAAATGCAAGCTCAAGCGTCAGCAGCTCCCGGTATGGGACAAGAAAATGTTTCGCCTGAACAAATTTTAAAAAATAGAGGTATTTCATCTGAAACTATAGAAAAAAAACCAGAAAAAGCGCCTTCTTTACAAACATCTCAAGCAATACAAGAAACTATAAGGCCATATCTTCCACTTACAAGAGAACAAAAAATTGAAAAAGCAGTTGATTTATTTAAAAAAAATCCCGCTTTTTATAAAAATGACTTTGAGAATGCTTTGCAAGCTGCCGAACAAGAAGATGTTATAAATAAATCTAGAAGCCAACAACTTCAATCAGCCGGTCAAAGTCAAATAAATGCTCAAAATATTCTTAAAAATGAACTTCAAAAAGCGCGAGAAAAGTTTGGAGCTGGAAATATACCATCTGATGTTTATCAACCAATAGAGAATGATGCTATAAAATCTATGTTGCCAAAAGAAGAAGGTGGAGAAGGATTAACACAGCAAGAAGCAACACAGCGTTTTGTTCCTCAATTAGATCAATTAGCAAGAGATTATCAAGCTGTTTCAGATCTTGGAGATTGGTCTTTTGCTTGGACTGGCACACCAACTAATATAAGAAATTTACAAAAAAAATTTGCAAAACGAAATGATTTAAGAAATTTTGCTGATACTCTTGTAGCTAAAAATGATCTTTCTCCCGCTTTTGCTTATTCTTTGGCATATCCCGTCGAACAAGATAACAAAACATTTCCATTTTTAAAAAACCTTAAAAAAATCGATCCTGTATTAAGTGCAAAAAATCCAACAACGGAAACAAGAAAAATTTCTGAAGATTTAGCGAAAAAAATGGATAAAGAGTCTAGTCCTTTATCCATTGCTCATTATTTATATAGAAAAGGATATGACCCACAAGTTTTCTTAGATTATTTAGTTGATAATCAAGATAAATTAGATTTAACAGCAAAACAAGTACAGCAATTAGATAAACCTTGGCAGGTTTTTCCTAAGATTAATGATGTTTTTTTAATGTCTAAAATAGGAATCGAATAATGCAACCATTTCAAGAAGCCGGTGAAAAATTCAAAGAAAGATCAAAATTGCCTTTTCAAATGATGGGTAAAGCTACAAATTTGCTTTCTTATTATGTACCTGCAAATATTGCTATAGGGGGATTGAGTAAATTAAATCCTACTTTTGACAAATTTTTTAAATTGGCTAATAAATTTGGTTTTTCAGAGGAAGATGCTTTAGAAAATTTAAGAGAAAAAGAAAAAAAATTTGAAGAAAAAAAATCCAAAGCAAAGTCAGTATTCGAAGAACTTTTAGGAGATATTGATATAAATCAATTGCCAGAACCAGTTCAAAATCAACTCGGTTTTTTAAAAACAATTTCAGATCAGTTGGAAAAAAAGGGCACACATAGAGAAAGTTCGACTTTTAAAAGACTTAAGAAGAAAATTGACGAGGTTTTATCAGGAAAAATAGGTGAATTACAAGGTGAAGCAATGGCTATGCCACAACAAACAGCACAACAACAGCCCGGACAAGGGCAGCAAGCGTTAATGGCTATATTGCAAAAAATTCAAGCTTCTAGAGGCGGTTAATGAATGAATTGCAGCAAGCACAATTGCTATTAGATCAGCTTATTAGCACTCTTCAACAGACTTTTCAAAGTGGAGAAGAATTGCCAGATGAATTACAGTTGCAAATCGCGCAGGAATTGGAATACCTATACAATCGAATAAATCAACTGAGTCAACCTATTCAAGTTCCAGATCTTCCAAATGCTCCTTATCCATCTTCAAATATACATGCTTTTAAGTATGATCCAGAAACACAAAAACTATTTATAAAATTTCAAGATAAATACCCAAAGACAAATGGGCCAATTTATCAATATGAAAATATTCCTAAGTTTATTTTTGATGTGTTTAGCAGAGGAACAGTAGGGCCAAAAACTTCAGGAGCTAATAGATGGCACAGATGGCAAAAGGGCGTTACTCCGTCATTGGGTGCAGCAGCACATGCATTAATTAAAAGCGGTGGTTATCAATATCAGCGTGTTGCATAGAACCGAATGCGCCATGAAATTCATAATATTTATAATGTGCTTTTCCAATACAAAAAGAGAATATTAAAAATAAAAAAATATATTTAATTTTCATTACATATCATTTCATAGCTTTTTTTAAGATTTTCTATATAATCTGATGATTTAACTTTTACGATATAATAATCACCATCAGGTATAATATCGCATATAAATTTATTTTGGTTATTAACACAACTTTGAAATCTATCAAAAGATCCTTTGTGAACTAAAAAAGCTTGAATATTTTCATATTCTGAACAAAAACTACGATTAATAAATAGTCCGCTTATTATTAGTGTGATGAATAATATTTTTTTCATAATTTCTCCTTAAATTATTTTTTCTCTTTTAAAAGATCGATAAACATTCGATAAAGCTGATCGATTCTTGATGCATGACCATCTAATCTGCTGGCAATAGATTTAATATCATTATCCAGTCGATTACCTATAGCTTTGATATCTGTATCCATTTTATTTATGGCCCAAATAATTAGAGTTGCCATAGCTCCAAATAGAGCGACATTAACTCCTATAAAAGTAAAAACTTGTGTCCATTCCATTATTTTTTCTCCTGTTTAACCCATTTGTCACCGTTTTTATCAACAAAAACCTTTTTTGTTATTTTTTCTAATGCATACCCACATGTAATTCTTTTGATTCGACGCCTTTATTGTCTCCTAGCATGTCTACAACAACACCGACATAGCCCGGAGAGATCATTTTAAAACAAAATAACCAAAATATAAAAAAGATAAATATTAATGACATTCCAATGTAAATAGAATTATATTTTTTCATCTTTTTCTTTTTGTTTTTTTTCAAATTCATTTTGTAATCGTTCTATTTCTTCTTTTATATTACTTCTACTAGGATTACTAAATAATTTTACAGCATAAGCAGCAGGTAATTCAAGTACAGGATCAGAAATTATTTCATTCCATTTGTTCTCATTATTTTTACAAAATTCTGCTAAATGTTTTAATAAATTCCCAATAGCCATCAATGAAAACAAAACAGAATTGTTTATGTGTTCAAAATTATCAATATACTGATAAACAATTGATTGAACTGATGAAACGTCAATTTTTTTTGGTTTAAATTCATTTAATGTATCTTTAAGTTTTTCATTTAATGTATCTTTAAGTTTTTCATCTAATTTTTTTTTAATATTTTTCATTTTTTATCCGATTTTTTTCTCTTTTTCGTTTTAATTTTAATCTATCCATTGAGTAATATAGTTCTGGATTTTCAATGAATTTAAACTCATGTTCTTTTGCCCAGTCTATAGCTTCTTTTCTTGAGTTGAAATTTATGGAAAATGTTTTCAGTCCTTTTCTTCTAAATTGTACCTTCCATTTTCCATTTTTTTTTCCATTTGAATTATAAGAGGGTGTTATTGTTGCCATGATTATATATTACAATAACGGTGCATTTTACGCAAGAAAAATATTAATCAACTTACTTTTTTGAAATGAAAAAAAACTTGTGATTTATGTATTGATTCAATCAATTGCTTACTTATACGATAAGGAGATTTTCTTTTTTCACTTAATCTTATCGCTTTAATATGACCTGCTAAAATAGCCCTTCGAATGGTTATGGGGTGTACACCAAAAATAACAGCCACTTCTTTAATGCTTAAAAATTCTTGTTCCATCGTGTTCAAACGTGATTAAACTTAAAATTTTATTATATATTCAAAATGATCTAAATTGACATTAGAAAATAAAATTTTATGGAGCATTTTTATGGCTACACCCTTTGGATCTTATCCTTTTGATTCTGCCGGAGTCGATCAATTTACAAGACCTTTATTCTTTGCAGGAGCAAAAAGATCGCCAACAACAAATGATATTTATCCCTCTGGCACACGATGGGAGGATGCTTCTACACCTTCTGACCCTATTATTTATGTCACAACCGGATCCGGAAGATGGGATACGGAGGGAGCTAACCCCGCAACAACGACAACTTATGGAACAGTAATTCTAACTGACAATAGTGAGCCTGTTGCAACTAAAGCTTACGCTGATGCTTTAGCTATTGCGGGTGCGCCAGTTTCAACGACTACAGTTGCAGGTATCGGACAGTTAGCAACAAATGCTGAAGCCGTTGCCGGGACTGCATCAACTCCAGCTTTAGCGCTTTTTGTGACACCATCAAATTTATCTTCTGTTTTTGCAGCTCCACCGGCAATAGGAGGTACAACACCAGCAGCAGCAACATTTACAACTATTGCAGGAACAACCGGAACATTTAGCGGATTATTAACAGCTCAAGCCTCTGCTATTATAAATACTGCTGGCACAGCTCTTGCTTTAGCTACTGATGCAGACACCGCAGCGGTAAATATTGGAACAGGAGCGGCAGCTAGAACTATTACATTAGGTAATGTAACTGGTGCAACAGCGGTCAATGTAAATACTGGAACAGGATCATTTACAGTTACTACTACAGGAACCGGAGATATAGTTCTAAATTCTGATGACACAATGCTTTTGGATGCTGACGGAGTTTTGGAGCTTAATAGTTCAGCAGGAGCAATCAATATTGGTAACGACGCAGATGCTGAAGCTATTAACATAGGTACAGGAGCAGCAGCGCGCACAATTACAGTTGGTAATAGTACAGGGGCTACGGCTTTAGCTTTAAACTCTGGTACTGGAAATATTGATATAGGCGCAAATGCAATTGCTCATACAATAACAATGGGAAATAGCACTGGTGCAACTTCTGTAGTTATAGACTGTGGGACAGGCGCGCTAAATATTGGAACAAATGCTATAGCGCATACTGTAACTATTGGAAATATCACTGGTGCCACAGCCGTTAACGTGAATGCTGGAAGTGGTGGGTCGACATGGACAACAACTAACTCTACTTTAGCTTTAATTTCTGGAACAGGTGCAATAAACGTAGGCACTGACGCTGCTGCAAAAACTATTACATTAGGTAATAGTACTGGAGCGACTTCAGTTGTTATTAATAGCGGCACTGGTGCAATAAACATAGGTACAAACGCCGTTGCTCATACAGTTACTATTGGAAATATTACAGGAGCAACAGCCGTTAATATTAATACCGGTTCTGGCGGATCTACATATACCACTACTAATGCAACTCTTGCTTTTGTTACAGGAACAGGCGCGATAAATGTTGGCACTGACGCTGCCGCAAAGATGATTACAATAGGAAATATCACTGGTGCCACTGCTGTTAATATTAACACTGGTTCCGGAGGCTCTACATACACTACAACTAACGCAACTCTGGCATTTGTAACAGGCACAGGAGCAATTAACGTTGGAACAGATGCAGCAGCTAAAACAATTACTATAGGTAATCAAACAGGTGCAACAAGTGTTGTTGTAGATTCAGGAACAGGCGCAATTAATATTGGTACAGCCGTAGCTAAAACTATAACCATAGGAAACGTAACTGGAGCAACAGCAGTAAATATAAATACTGGGACAGGCGGCTCAACTTATACAACTACCAACGGAATATTTACTTTAGCGACAGGGACAGGCGCAATAAGCATTTCTGCCGATGCTGCTGCAACAACTTTAAATATTGGTACTGGTGCGGCTGTAGTAAAAACAATAAATATAGGCGGTACTGGCGCTAACGTAATTGCAATAGCTAATACTCAAACAGGTGGATCATTATCTATTGGCGCTGCAATGACAACGGGAACAATCACGATCGGGGGTACCGGTGCCCAAACAGGAACCATTACTCTAGGTGGTGGAACAGGTGCACAGACAGTAAACTTAGCAACTGGTGGAACCGGTGTAAAAACTGTCCATATTGCAGATTCAGCAGTCGCAAACGTTGTAACTATCGGATCTACAACTGGCGCAGCAGCGACAACCATTCAAGCTGGTACCGGATTAATTACAATGGCAGGAAAAGTAGCTCTTAATTCAGCCGCTGGCCCTCAAGTTTTAGCCGGTGCAGGCGATCCAACTGGCGTGGTTACTGCTCCTCAAGGTTCATTATGGTTGCGTACAGATGGAAGCTCTACAAGTACACGTGCTTATATCAATACAAATGCAGGCACAGGATGGACATCAATAACAACAGCAGCTTAAAAATAAATGGATAATAAATGTTACAAAATCAATCTAAATTAGAAATAAAAATTGAAGATAAAATTTATCAGTTTATCTGCGACCCAAATTCATCGCTTCAAAATTGTAAAGAAGCTTTGTTTCAATTTTTAAAATATATTGGAAAAATAGAAGACGAGGCTATAAAAGCTGAACAAGAATCAAAATTGTCGGAAACAAAAAGTGAGTGTATGTAATGCCTCAAAATGTGCAATATGCTTTTGCAGTAACAAAAGCTCAATTTGATCCGGCTTCTTTAACAGGTACTTATCAATCATTAAATGGAAGTGGTTTTGATGATTCAGTAAGAATATGGAAGCTTTATAATGGTTCTACAACAGTATCTATTGATATTAGTTTCGATGGTGTCACTGATCATGATTTTATACCTCCTCTTGGAACTCTAATTGTTGATTTTCAAGCTAATCGTGATTCTGATCCATCATCAAGTACTGGAACAAAACAATTAAGAAAAGGTCAAATTGTATGGGGTAAAACTGCTGAACAACCAACCTATCTACAAATTGTTGGTTATACCTAGTTATATAAAGTTATTGTTAAAAGGAGCAATAAGTTGAGTCAATTTTACCAGGGCGTAACAACTGGCAGTCTTCCTCCATCAGTGCCAACAACATTCGAGACACAAGATGGTGCAGCAGTTCCAGCAGCAAATATTTTAATTATTGATGGTTTTGATTCCAGAGAAAACAACGTAAATGGAATCATTACAAAAGGTGGTGTAGTAGGAACTGGAACATCTAATGAAGTGGATGTTGTTATAACTAATAGACTCAAAAATGCCACTGTAATAACAACAGTCGGAGCAGTTACAACGCCAATAATCACATTTACACCTACAGTAATAGGCACTTATGCAATTGAATGTAGAGTATCCGCATACAATACAACAGCTAGTCTCGGAGCTGGATATAGTATTTTTGGAAGCATTCGTTTTGATGGTGTTAATTCAAATCTTTGCGGAACAGTAGACAGAATTGTTAATGAAGAAGGTGCAATGTCTTCTGCAAATGTAACTATGACAGTCTCAGGAGGAAATATTTTAATAAATGGAGTTGGATATGCAGCACAGACCATCAACTGGAATGCAGTCGCTTTATATACATTTGTGGGGGCATAATGGCGGGTTTTGATAATGATGTAGTATACGCAAAAAACGGAGACTTTACACAAGCAGATAACAATAACGTTTCAGAATCTAATGGTTTGATAACAAACGGTCAATTATGGATAGGTTCAACGGCTCTGAATGCTGGCAATACCCATATTAATGTAGGCGCCATTACTTCTCCGAATGGTACACTTACAATCGGTTATTCATCACCTAACATTACTTTAGATCTTGCGGGTAGTTCTATAGGGGTAGATTCCTTTGCTATGCAAACCGGTACATCTCCTGTTTTTCCAAATGGATCAGGTTTGGTAACATTTAACGGCTCATCAGTTGCCGCGGGCACAAATCCAGTTAGGACAAATGGTACTGCCCCTAATACGATGCAACTTGAAGTGCAAATTTCTCAAGCATTAGCAGCAGCCGACGCAACAAAAATCGGATTATCAAATTTTGATTCTTCCAGTTTTGCCGTTACTGCTACTGGATTTGTTACAGCATCAGGAACAGGGTTAGGAAAGACAATTACCGGTGATTCAGGTGGGGCTTTAAGCCCAACAGCTGGTAATTGGAATATTTTAGGACTTTCTGGAAGTAAAACATCAGGATCGGGGTCTACTTTAACAGTTAAAAGTCCTCCTTTTTCTCAGGTTGGATCATCTGCAACAAGCTCACTTAACACAGGTGAATTTGTAACAGCGGCTGTGACAAGAACACTTCCAGCATCAGTAGGATTAGCGGACGGTGATTTATTTATTTATTCATGTACAACAGCAGGAGCCTTAGTAATACAAGCAGTAGGCGCACAAAAAATACGAATTGGAACTTTATTATCAAGTGCAGCCGGAACGGCTACAAGCACGACTATAGGTGATTCTTTAACACTAAGATTTGATGCTACACAAGGATTTTTTATGGCGGTTAGTGTTATTGGTACATGGATTTTAGCATAGGAGATATATGACATTTACGCACGCTTTAGCGACTAATAATTATGGAGAAGCAAAATTAATTGTTTCTACTTCTGCAGCTAATGGGACTCATACAACATTAGCATCAGCAATGTCAGCAGCATCATCAGGAGATACTATATTTCTTCGTGATAGTGTCACAGAAAATGTAACTTTAACAGCCGGTGTAAATATTGCGGCATGGACAGGAGGAACTTTAAACACCCCTTCTATCACCGGAAAACTTACCATGACAACTGCAGGCACATGCAATATAAGCGGCATTAAACTTATTACAAACTCAGATTTTTTATTAGCTGTAACAGGATCGGCAAATTCTATTGTAAATCTTAACAATTGTTTTTTAAGCATTTCAAACAATACAGGTATTTCTTACACAACTTCTGGAGCTTCCTCGGCTATCACTTTAACCAATTGTCAAGGTGATATATCTACGACAGGAATAACATGTTTTTCGCATTCAGCAGTAGGTGGCTTAACATTTAATAATTGTATTATTACAAATAATGGACAATCAACCACAGCAAGTACATGCAGTAGTTCAGGAAATGTTGCCTTTAGAAACACAAGAGTTGGTTTTACTGTTACAACATCATCGACAGCGTCATTCGTTTCTGACTATTCTTTTCATGAATCTCCTGCTATTAATTTGACCATGTTAACTTTAAACGGTACAGGATCTGTACAAAGAATATTAAAATCATATGTAGGAAGTGGAACTTCTTCAGCTATTTCGATTGGATCTGGTGTAACAGTTATTGGAACAGACATAACAACAAATTCATCAAATGCAAATGCTATAACTGGTGCAGGCACCTTGAATTATTCTTTGATTAATAGTGTTAGTGGCACAACTTTAGCTATGAATGTTACCGGTACTACTTCATATAACAATATGGTAGGATCAATATCTTTCGATAAAGGTGCAAACTACCTGGATACTTATACGACAGGCACATGGACACCACAACTAGCAGCTTCAGGAACAGCTTTTGGATCAATTACATTTAGCAATCAGGTCGGCTATTATACTAAAATAGGTGATATGGCATATGTAACGGGTTATGTTTCAGTCAGTGCATTTACACTTGGAGGAGCAACGGGAGGCGTGCAATTTAAATCATTGCCTTTTACTTCTAAAAACGTTTCTAATTTGTTTTGGGTAGGGCCTTTAAGATTGTCAAATACTACGTTTACAGCCGATTGGATGCAAGCATTAGTTAACAACAATTCTGTTATTTGTGATTTACAAATTTATAGAAGTGCAAATGCCGCAAGTAATTTAGCCGTTGCGGGAATGTCAGCAACAACAGACTGCATTGCGTCAGTATTTTATAAAGTTTAGAGGAGAAAAAATGGATATAGTAGAAACTCAAAAAATGTTTAAAGAAATGTACCCTGATACTTTAGTTAAATTTGACCTAGATGAAAAATGTCTAAGAAAATGTGAGTGCATTATGACAGAAGGTCTTCCGAATTTGCATCATCATCTTGAATTCGAAAAAGTTAGAGTTATTGTAGAAAATATTTTAGATAGATATGTGCCAATCACAACACACAGAGTTACTACCAATTGGGCCGAATTTAAAAAAATTGTTTCTAGTAAAAACGAAGTTTATCTACATCCTGAAACAAAAAAAGTTTTTAAAGAACTGAGTATAGATTCTGAAAAAAAAGTTGAATATGAATATTATGATATTGCAAAGAGTGGAAAAAGCAAACATAATCCTTCACAAAAGAT